CTTGACGACCAACAGACATAGAAAAATTGTAATCTCGAAGTTCCTTGTTTGCCTTCGGACTAAAATCTTTGTCAGCTACATACTGCTTGGCTTTAGCTTCAAAAGCCTTGATATCAAAACTATCTGCTCTTCGTTTCGCATCACTAGCGGTTAATCCGTTTTTGTCAGCGAAATTTTGGATATAAGCATCTAGTTCTTTGCGCAACTGTGAAAGTTGCAAATTATATAGTGCTTCAAGTTCTTTCTTAAACTCAGCTTCACCCTTTTTATTGCTCGCTTCTCGTTCTTTCTGAGCACGTTCTGACCAGTATGTCATTCATCAGACCTCACAGAATCGCTCGTATGCGTTTCTCCTTCATCGTCGTCGGCATATTTACCCACTTGCCCGTTAAACTCGCTAGAATACCCCTTAAAATCGATTTTAGACACCTCTTTATCCACTCTGTCGAGTTCCTCGGCTGGGCTCTCGACCAAACCAGATAAGCTAAGAGCAGTTTCTTGTGACACTTGACCACCAAGACCAGTCAAAATAGATACTTGCTCGGATAGTGATTTCGGTAAGTTTGGTGTGAATGTTATTCTCAAGAAGTTTTCATCAAACGCTTTGAATTCTTTGACCAACTCACCCACACGGCTAGCCAAACGATATCGACGCTTCAAACCCTTTGTAAATTGCGATTGAGTCTCAATGCGGTCTTGGTCAAGCCCGAACAGTTTGTACTTCATTGCCTCGCCGGACGTGTTGCCTGAAAAGTTCTCATCAGCTATGTCGGGAGTGTTAGTGAAAGTGTGGATATCTTTATCCAGCCTAGTCTTGTACGCTTCGACACCAGACACATCGTAAGACTTGGTTAGATATTCAGCCTTAACCGTCCCTTCCTTGCCATCCGCAGCCTTCGGGGGAACCAATTGCATTAAGCGCTTAGCTTTCATGTCTTCTGGCTTCATGTTTGCAGGTAATCTCATATCGCCATAGATGGCAAGGATAGCGTCAGCCATGTCAGACATATGATTGGCAGTATCAGATTCGGCTGAATCATATAAGTCGATTAAGTAAAGCTCGGTTTCATAATCGCCAATGCCATCAGTGTTGTTCAAATATTCCGTGATTGGGACGGTGCCAAATGCGTGAGCGGTGACAGAAACCTCTTTTAGATCTTCTGAGTAGTCCAAGACGTGAATATTTGTCGAAGTGTATACTTCAACGGTTTGATGTGCGTCAGAGAATAAATCAGCACTGTAGTATCTAACTGCTACTAATGAATTGTCTTCGAGCGAATTGTCATAAATGATAAACGTATTAAGAGGGCTTAACTGTTTAATTCGTGTCTGGTCGTCCTCACTTCGATAAATCAGCTCGTAAGCACGTCCAACTTGCGACAAATCTCGAATAAGATTTCGGTTCAGCGTATCAATGTCATTGTTTCGTCCAATTTCCTTAATAGCTTCGTCATTTTGCGAACCGCTAACACTGTCATCATATTCAACCCGAATAGGATTACCAGCTAGATATCCCGTTTTAAACTTACTAATCATGCGTCCATAGTTGTGGACGGCACGTTTGTCGGACATCTCTTTATCCTTACGCCTTCCAGCTTCAAGAACACTGTGATTATCCCCTCTGGCATAATCAAACAACTCCTGAATTCTGGGACGTTGACGCAACTTGTGATGGTTAATAAAATTCTTGAGCAATGCCCAGTTATCTTTCTTTAAGTCATCAACACTTTTAGCGCGGTACTTTGTGCGTGATTCTCGATGAAATCGCAGATTCAAAACATGCGATTGTCCGGTACTGTCGACAAATACTGTCTGTTCCATTCTTCCTCCTTAACTAAACATATCTATCAAATCATCATAGCTTGCTCGCTCTGTGCTGTTAACAACATAGTCTGAATAGAGAGCATATCTCACACTATCCAGCACATCATCAAACTCTTTTAACGGCTCGTCTTTTGTGCTGTTCTCTTTCCACCGATACTGGAATATCTCATCAAAAAAGCGAGGTACAAAGCCTCGCTTAACGTATAATCTTTGTTCTTTGAACAGCTTAGCGATAAGTTCGATGCCAGCAATCACTGACTTATTAGCATTACTGATATCAAAACCCTCATTGTCAAATCGTGCTACGTGCTCTGGACGGGCACTATCGGCATAGAATGGAATGTTTCCATAGATATTAGTCAGTTTCCTAGCTTGCTCTACCCACCAATCTATCTCTTTGAATTGCGCTGCTACGCCATCGATAAGGTAGTAGTTGCCATCCACACCTTCACCGACTACCACGATAGATCCGTAGTGAGTATATCCCCAGTCAATCCCTGCAAAATAACGTTTCATGTCTGGTAACTCATCAACTACGTGTATCTTACTGTCGTAATCGGCGTAGATAGCGCCTTCCGCAACCGTCCACTTCATTATTTGTTACCGCAAGGGCTCTTTATCCCCTGCTTCTTATGGTTTCCCATAAGTTCAGACTATCTCTTCATCTCTTGTTAAGAGAGCTGGATTTCGTGGATATTTAGGCATATTAAAAACCGGTCATGATCTCATGCCGATTCAACTTAGCTTACTTTATCTAGTCGTTAAACCTTACTGACATTTCTGCCAGTAGTGGTAATTGATTAGCTTATTCTACAAATTCAAAAGTATATCCGTGTGTTTGTCTAGCTTTCCCTAAACAAACTTGATTAATATGAGTTCGAGCTTTCGGAATCCCCATTTTTTCAGCACATTCTTTGACAGAGTTATAGACAACACCTGTCTCAATACATCGACATTTTTTACTTCGTGCTTCCCTAAGTTTTTGCTTCGTTCCATCTGTGTGCTGTTTGCCATAAAATGGATTTTTTTCTCCAGTTTTTTCCTTAGCTTTTTCAGATAGTTTTTTTCTAGTAGAAGCTTTAACTGTTTTTCCACGATGTACATCACCGATTTTCTTTTTGGTTTCCTCGGTGTGCTTTCTTCCAAGCCAGTAAGTATTGCCCAACATTTCTTGACGATGTTTCTCTCGAGTATCGTCGGTTATCTGTGACAAGTTACTTCCGTCAGCACCGTAGCTCATATTATAGCCATCATCGCAAGAATTATATTTCCCAATGTAGAAAACTTCTTTTTTAAAACCTTCTTTTTTGGTGGCGTATTTTAATTCTTCTAGAATTTCGACCTCGAAAGCAGAAGCCCCAAAAACATTGTAATCTCTTTGGAGTTTTTCGTTTGAGTGTCTATTGTTTTTTAACTCCCAAAAATGCTTTCTTTTTCTCGTATCTAAATCTTTTGTAACGCCAATATACTTCTTATTGTTAATTTTATTTGTGATTGAATATATCTTTAAACCCATGTCCGCACTCCTAGTATATCTTATACTATACTATATTAAAGTGCGTTTTGCAAAACTTAGCCTTCCAATTTTAACCCAGTTTTTCATCTGCTGATCACTCAACAGCGGGGCAAGTGTTTACCCAAAATATCTCTATCGTAGAATTTCCCCTGTGGCGTAGCCGCCTTAATAGAATCGATATAGCGTTTCGACAAGAAAGTGTTATCATCGAGCTTGAAACTAAAATCTATAATCTTGCCGTCATTCTTGCCAATGTAGTCTCGGTTAAGCCAATGGTTTGGGTTGTCTGGGTTACTATCCCACACCACACGAGCACCCTCGCCCGAACACCGTGAGATGATTTCTTTGAAAACTACCTCATTCGCTAGTGACGCTTCATTGACGTAAGCTCCGAAAGCCGTAAAACCACGGGCACGCTTAAGCCCAGATATAGAGCCAGTGTATACTTGCACGACTTTTACACCGCAAAAAACGAAAGAGCCATGCTTATCGTATTTTGGCTCAAATCCATATTTGTTGTAAAGTTCTTGCAACACGTTATTCTGTATCGACGTTGACGACGTGCCCGCTAAGATATAGATAGGCTCATCCACGCCTAGACGATCAGCAATCTTTCTAACACGGCTCAGTTCAGTTACAAACGTATCATTGTTAACTACTGTCTTACCAGCACGTTTAGCGCCATGAAGACCGCATATAAACCAGTCGTGGTTCCAGATATAGTGCAACACATCCAATTGCCGTTTGGTATAGAGCTTACTCAAGTCCATCGCTCACAGCTCCTTTGATAATATCGAGGAAACCAGCAATTTTTTCATCTTGCCCTTCATCACCACCAACTTGAGATTTGAGTTTTTCGATCTCAAGTTGCAATTTCTCAGCTTGCTTAGCGGTTGGATAGCGTTTCATAAGTTCGCTACCAGCTTTAATGACCTCAGAAATGGACGGGGGCTTCTTAGTCTTGACGAACTGACCTGTAACGGCGTTTAGCTCGACGACTTCTTCCATCAACTCTTGCCTCAATATCGAAGTAAAAACTTGCATAACTTCATCTTGTTTTGCAATCTTTTTCTTTTCAAGCTCTTTCATCCGCTCTTCGATATAAGCCTTGATTCCGACATTTTCCAACAAATCATGACTTCTTGCTTTAGCATATTTCTCGGAATAACCAGCTTTTAGAGCTGCATTATAAGCTATACCAGATATCAAGTATTCATCCGCAAATAACTTTTGCCGTTGATTTAGCCCAATGTCCATCACCTCCTTAAAAGTGTGTATTTTATGCGTATTTCTGTTGACAAAGCCTTTTGTCATGTGTATAATATAAGTATAGAAAGTGAGGTAAGCAAAAATGCCAATGACACCTAAACAGATGGTCAAGCACCTAAAAAAGAATGGCTTCTACGAAATTAGTCAACGTGGTAGCCACCTCAAAATGCGAGATGACAAAGGTCATCAAACAACTGTACCAATGCACAATAAAGATTTGAGCAAAGGAACAGAGGATGCCATCTTAAAGCAAGCTGGATTAAAATAATCCACTTGGCTTTTTGCCTACTCATATAAACGGAGGAACATCATGAAATTATATCCAGCAGTATTCACACCGAGCGATGGTTACATCACTGTCACTTTTCCAGATGTGCCTGGAGCTATTACACAGGGCAAAGATATTGAAGAAGCCCACGCTATGGCTGTAGAAGTTCTAGGTTTTGCTTTGGAAGATTACTCAGAGTACCCAAAAGCAACACCAATCCACGAATTAAAAGAGCAATATCCAGATAGCGATATCGCTCTTGTTAGCATTGATATGGCCGCCTACATGCGTAAGTATCATTCTAAAAAAGTTCGTAAAAATGTCACTATCCCAGAATGGCTTAATGACTTAGCTGAAGAAAATAACCTCAATTTCTCTCAAGTGCTTACAGAGGCACTTGAACTCAAATTACACGCATAACAAAAGCGCCCAATTGTAGGCGCTCTTTGTTTTTTCTTCGATAATATAATAATACCACCTTAAACAGTTGTTAGACACCGTGAATTAACCGTTGAAATACCGTTATTTCAACGTTCCACAACTAATTTGCCATCTCTATACAATTCTGCAAATGCTAGGATAGCATTATTTAGCAATTCTTGAAAAGCCGTCCTCTCGAATCCGATTGCCTGGGCGATTTGCCAGTTTGGTTTCGGAGGGTATGCCAGATATTTCTCTATCAGTATTCTGCGATAGTCTGGACGATATAGCCCGCTAACTGCTTGCTCTATGGCTTCTAGCTCGTTCATAGCATCAACACGCCTAACTGCGATATTTTCCACTGGTCTGCTCACTCCGCTACCACCTCGTGGCATGAAGGTAAACTCTTGTGTGATCTTCTGCTCAGCGCTATCGTGTGCTATCTCTCGCCATCTAGGGTATTCTCGAAGTTTTCGCTTGCAACGTTTGATAGTTGCTTTTTCATCAATTTCCGGCAATAGCATTGTTCTATCCTCTTTGGTATAATAGTAGTGTTGATTTCCAAAGAGTGCCGGCCATTATGTCGGTCTTTTTTGTTTGGCCCAAAAAACATTAAGAAGTTTTATAAGGGAAAGATTAATGTATTTGTTTTTGGGTTGTTTCTTGGGCCTTTTATCACCTCCTTCTAGCCAAGACACCAGCAAGATCTTTGGCTTTTTTTAGTAATGCGATATCGATAAGAAAGAGGGTGTTTCACATCCTTTTTTCTTAAATTTACTGGATTTTGTGAGCAAGGTCTGTCAGCTTGCCCGATGTTGAAAAGTGTCCAAGCCACCAAATATAGTGTGACAGACTGATAGCCAGTGACGGAATCGAACCGTCTATACCATTCTGGCTACAAACCCATTGCCAATGCCGTGTATAGAGCACGCTTAACGCTGGGTTTCTTACGACCTAATTCGCCTTTAGTGCGATATTCGAGAACGATGCGGTCGACTTCATCGTCTAGTTTTTCAGGCCATTCGTAATTATTTAAGACATATTTAGCAATCTTACTGAATAAGTCTCTGGAAAGTAGCCCTTCCATTTGAACGACCTTGAGCGGTGTTAGAACGATACATTCGACATAGCATCGATTGATTGAGTCCTTGATTCTGTTAGCTTCTTTTCTATCGCAGCCTTTAACGTCCATGATGTATTTAGCTAGGCTATTCTTATAATTCGCTCGTAGCCCTTCCACTTCCTCTTGGAATTGCTTAAAAAGCTCCTCTGGCAGTCCTGCGTTGGTTTTATCCAAGAGCGGGCGCGTGGTTTTCCCTCTAGTGTAGTGTTGTGCCAGATACGCTTTAAGGTCTCTATATAACTCGTCTGAAATGATGCCTTCCAATCTATCAACTGTTTGAGGTGAGATCCTCGCACGTTCAACGACTGCACTATTAAACGCCTGATATATGATACGAGCTTGTACTTCACTGCATTGTTTCACGTCTTGGAAGAATTGCTTATAATCCCTCGGATGTGCCTCTTTAAGTGCTGCATGCTCGCTGACTAACCGTTGATGTAATTCTGGTGTCAGCCCGGAATATTTGTATTTCACGCTCATGGGTGTCACCTCTCTATCACTCGGCAGCCAGTTACATATCCTTCTAGTGATATCCCCATAAGTTCGCCAGCGCTATATTCATATTCACCATTGGCAATAAGCATTGTTGCCAATATCTTTTCGCCTTGTGGGCCTCTACCCCCAACAATAGCCATATCTTTTCTGAAACGGTCTCGCTCAAAAACCACATCATAGAGTTTTGAGACGTTTTTCATTACTGCTTTCTTTCGCTGCCGTTTATTCATTGCTCCACCTCTAGCAGTTCTGGATTTGTGTGGATGTTTCCGATTATTTTAAACGGATAAGAGTTATCTTCAAACAATTCACCCAGAGCTTCCTTCTCGTTGTATTTTTTTGATTCAAACACAAACAAAGCATGTTTGCTATCCCAAGAAACTTCTACTCTTACATTTTCTTCATCAGTTTCAATGTTAAGAATATCCCCCTCAAAGATTTCCTTGCCATTCTTGTCTCTGAGCCCAGTTGATTGCATGAGTACATAATTTTTTAAGTCTTCTTTTACAACATTTCCATTTTTGTAAGTTGCTTTGATAATTTGTTCATCGAAAACCAGTGCGTCAACTTGCACCATCTCTTTATACTCTTTATCCCACGCTCTGAATCTTGGAATCATTGTCCTCTCCATTCCTAAGCCTCTACTACTGGAAAATGAATTTTTCCAACTACTAATGAGCCTACGCTATAGTAATATCCACCATTACCATCATCTGCCTCACACTCTGCCAATGCTATAGGATTTTGATTATGATAAATAGTGACTGTGTTCTTACTTTCCGCTGTTCCCGAATCACTTTTCTCTGTTACTTGTTCACCAATTTTAATATCGGTGATAATAGCGTCTAGCTTGACATCTTTGAACTCCCCGCCCGCATAGGCGCAACAATCACTTTCTGACATTTCAATAGTGACCCTTGTGCCATCTTCAAGCAACAGAAAGTCTTTATCCCATTTCACGATGCGCTTGTGGAGCAACATCTCTTTAAGTTCTTCTAACGAGCCATACCTTGCATTCTCCCAATCGGGCTCGCAGTAGTTTGGTAGTTTAATGGTTTCTGTCATCTTAACTCCCTCTCTCCTTCAAATAGTTAGGGATATCATCCCCAATGTTTACTTGGTCGTATTGTTCCTTGCTGACAAGGAATTTCCCGTAAGCCCCACAATCAATAGTGTAGAGATCATTAATTTTCTCTTTTCCGGTCACCTTACCGTGCATCTCTGTGCCCACGTTATCTACACGATGGATAGTTACTGTCTCTACCCTGCGTGGCACTGTCAGGACGTAGTAGACTGACAGCATGTTGATAGCTAGTGATACTAGTAGTATGATTGTAGCTATCGTTAAATCTTTATGTTTCACTCATAAACCCCTTATATACCTTTTTTAAAATCTCGCAAACCAAACTCAGAGGAATGTTTGACCTCTCATTATAGGATTTCGTCCAATCTTGAAATTTGATGTCATTTGACTTCTTTTCATTTTTAAGATTCAGTTCAATATTTCCAGAAAATCGAGTTGGTTTAGAAATCGGATAGTCGTCATAATTGTTGTATCTTGTATGATTTTCAAACGGGATTTCGAACCCCAGCACTCTCTCGATGTATTGCCAAATTCTGCCATGAGCTGGGTTCTCTATGATCCAATATTTGGGCTTGTATCGTTTGATGATTTCGACTGTATTGAACACACACAATTCACCATTGATTCGTTTCATAAGTTGTTTATTTGGGTAGTATTGATATCTGTCATAATCCTTATGATCACGAACGGTAAATATCGACAAGGGTTCTTGTGGTTGAAATAAAGAGTCACCTTGCTCTTGTTTCCAACAAGCATTTCCTCTATCCATAGCGCTAGCATTAGACCAACTTTCACACGGTGGGCTAGCGATAATCAGATCAGGTTTAGGCAATTTGTCCAATGTGTCAAATAGGGTGTTATTTCCAAACAAACGGCTATAATCAGCTAAATTCAGATTGATAAAATGATGATTTTTATTTTCGATATCAATGCCTATTGGATAGATTTCAATATCTTCGTCCAGTTTCTTAACACCTTTGGTGTATGATCCGTTTCCACTATCGAATAAAGCCCAGACAATCATCCTAGAGGTCTTCTTTGACAAAAGTTTCATTAATCATCTTTCCCTTCCCAGACAGCGTGTGCAAAGCATAAAGCAAAGCTACGACCATCAAAATGAATTTAATCGTTTCCACCACTCCACCTCACTTTTTTTCTAACATAGCGTCTGCAATGAACATAAAAGGCGTTTTTACATGCAAAGGATTGTCAAATTCCGGTTTTCCGAACCATCCATCCAAAGGGACGTCTTTTAAAAAAATCGCTGTTATTGCTTCGCTTTCCTCTCTGATGTAGCTTATATTTTCGATATTAATTAGCATTTTTGGTTTATCCACTCCATACTTGACAGGAATCACCTCAATAAACTTCGCCATCACTCCACCTCTTTCACTTCCACGCCCGGGCAATCGAATATCCAGCCAAAATCAGCTTCTTCTAGCTCTTTGCGGGTGTGGGCTCTACTTTGCGTGTATATGTTATTGTAAAAACGCAATCCGTTAGTGCCTGTTTTCACTAACCAATCTCCGCCCCCATCTTTCTTCTTGAGTTTAACCGTATATCTAGCCTCTTTCTCTACCTCGTAGCCAAACTGGTGCATGTTGACTAGGATATTAAACGGTCTTGTTTTGCTACTGATCAACCATTCTTGGAAGTCAGTTAGACCGCCACAATTGTAATTTTTTTCAGTCTGGCAGACCTCTCGATACAGATTTATCTCAAACTCATCCTTATGCCCCTCATACCAATCTGCCACACACGGCGGTACCACTGGTTTTGGGAAAAACGAGTCATATAGGTCTTCTGCGTAAGATACCGAACCGCCAGATATCCTTGATATTGTCCGCACTGCTTCTTCTCGACTTACTGCTTCTTGTCTATCCATTGTTTTCTCCCTCTAGCAAAATCTTTTCTAACTGCTCAATCGTTTCGGTTCTTACATAAATCCGATTTGTCCCGTCTGCGAACGGCGTTTTTACAAAAATGATATTAGGGCCAATAGAGATGTGCCCGATATCATCGACATTTAAAATTGTGTCCATATCAATTCCTTGTGCGATGTTTGTAACTCTAATAAATTTAGCCATTACTAACCTCCTTTAACTCCACTTCATGGCACTTGCTACCGCCATACTTAGCACCTTGTCTGTGAAACTCGTTCAGTGCCTTATTCTTGTCCTTGTATTGAATACGTTGGTATAGCTTGCCATTCTCAAATACTGATACCGCCCAACTCATTTCATGCTCCTTAATTCCCATAGTTATCGGTTCCGGCCCTTCTCTGAAAACCTTTGCCGGATTCTTTGCTATAAATCGTCTTAACCATTGCATAGCTCGACCATCTTTCTTAACAAGCCTTCATCCGGTAACTGCTCTAGTGTCAAAATCCGATTGAGCTTTTTGACGTCGATACCTAGCTTAATGCTGATTAGTTCCATATCCATACGATTAGCCCAAAACCATCTTGAAAATGCTTGTGTCTGATCTAATACGCTAGTATGTCCATAGTTGCCCGGTGCATACACACCAACCAGCTTGTCCTTATATTTGCTATTCATTTCACGTTCCTTCAATGTCTAACACAATCTTAAATTTCCCAGACTCACCACTTAGCCCGCCATACCGAAACGACATCATTTTAATAACTTCGTGATTGTCGTCTGGCCACAAATTAGCGTCCGTTAAGCCGTCTATGAGGGCTTTAACCGTAGGATATAGGTTTGGTGGGTCTAGTCTTCGTCTAGTTGGTGCATAGACTGTTACAGCTACCGTGCAAGGCTTAGCTGGGCTATACATTGGTGTAATGTTTAGTCCAGCTTCTGCTCTTGCTATTAATCGTAGCCGTTTGACCATTCGCCCCTCTGCTTGATAGTGGAATCTGTCGTTACTGTTGATAACTAGATTTTGAGCAGGCTTAGCTTTTGACCTTGGTAATAGAAATTCTAGTCTCATGCTTCACCTCAGAATGGTAGCATATCATCCGTGATATCCATTGGGTTACTGTTCCCGTATGGGCTGTTATCTCTTGCAAAGTTTGGTCCTTGCTGTTGCGGTGCTTGTTGCCCGTAAGGTCCTGCATAGCCGTTGTCATTGCCAAATGCTCCCGATGTATTGCCTTGGCTGGCGTTGCTACCTTCACGCGCTGCACGGCTCTCCAACATTTGGAAGTTCTCAGCGACCACCTCGGTCACATACACTCGTTGCCCTTGCTGATTCTCGTAGCTACGAGTCTGAATGCGTCCAGTAATGCCAATCAACGCCCCTTTTTTAGCCCAGTTAGCCAAATTCTCAGCTTGCTGACGCCAGATAACACAGTTAATAAAGTCCGTTTCACGTTCACCGTTAGCGTCCTTGAAATTGCGGTTAACGGCTAGGCTAAACGTAGCTACTGCGACATTGCTAGGCGTATAGCGTAGCTCTGGGTCTTTGGTTGTTCTTCCAACCAATACGACATTATTGATCATTGATTTTCTCCTAAGATTTCGTAGTTAACAAAGTTGTCATCCAACAGCTTAGCGAATTGATGCCATTGATTCTCTCCGCCGTGGAAAGTAAGAGCAAGATTGACCTTGTACGGTTCAGCGGTTTTGCTAAGCACTTCCTCAACCGGTTTAGTGTCTTCGATTACCTCACCAGTTTCAGCGTTTACCGCCTTGATCACCTCGTTTGCTGACTGTTGAGCCATTGCTTCAATTTCTGCCAAGCGCGCTGCTTCTGCTTTCTCCTTAGCTTCCGCTTTCTGCTTACGCTCAATAGCTGCATCACGGTCTTTTTTCATTTGTTTGATAACTTCAACTAAAGGCGTACCGACTTGCAATAATTTAATGTATAGCTCTGCCGGCAGTTCATAGTCAAGGGCTTGTTCCTCAATCATGCCCACGTTAGCTTTATATTCTTTAAGGCGGTCATACTCAGCCAAAACCATAGCGTCGATTTCTTCGATAGTCTCCTTCTTGAGCTCCATTTTCTTGTCTTTGAAATACTTCTTCAAAGAATAGCCGTCGTACTTACCCCTGAATGTGTCCTTGTCCAATCCGGCAAGTTTACACTTTTCTTCAAATACTGATCTAACGTGGTCAACTCGTAGCATTGCTTGATGATTGTCGATTTCATCACGTTTAGCACGCAACTTGTCAATAAGTTCCTGCAATGGCTTGCGAGATTTCTTCAAATTGCCCTCAAACTCTGTGAGCGGGTTCTTGTAGATTTTTGAAATCTCTTTGCGTTTTGCATCTAACTTGTCGTCAAGCCTTTTATAGCGGGTGATTTCTTTCTTGATGTCGCTATATTCCAAGCTGTCCAGTTGTTCGTCTGATAGTTCGCTAACTGCTGCTTGAATAGCTGCATCGAACTTGTCAAAATCAAAGTTGATTGTCCCCGGCGTATATACCGGTTCAATCGTTTCAAGGAAATTATTTGTTACGTCCTTCATGTTTTATCCCTTTCGATTGTTGATTTGCGTTTGAATGTCGTTAGATACCACGTTAAAACCTGCCACTAGCAACTCATGAAAATCATTGAGCTTGTACTTTTTCAAGTAGTAATTCGCTACTGTTTCAGTTGCTTGGCCAGTGATTAAGGCTAGCTCGTTGACTTGTTGCATGATTGCGTCATGTTGCTCGTTGTTGATGAAGTTGGGTTGTTGATCGCTTCTTGACTCGTAGTGTGCTTGTTGCGGTTGCTGATTTTGATGCGGTTGGGCGTTGTGAGGTTGGTTTGGTCTCAAACTTTCCTCTGCCACTTCGAAATGGTCCACATCTTCCTCACCGATTGCAAACAGCGCTTGCACAGCGTACTTCCCGGCGTATGATTGTACGGCTCCTACCCATTGAGGCTCATTCATTTGCTTTAAGTCTCCGTTGCGGGTTTTCAAAATAGGTACCGGAGACAATTCTGCGAAAGCTACTGCTTGCTCTTTTTCCTCTCGGTTAGACGCCGTTGCAGTAGCTTTGACGAAAGTCTTGCCAGAAAATTCGACTAGATCATAGTTAACTACAACGCTCCAATTTGATTTCAAACTTTTAAAAGCGTCGTAAATGTCCTCGACGTGCCTTGAAGCGTACTTAGCAGTACCCTCTTTCTTTTTTTCAAGCTGCATTTTTTGCTGCAACTCCGTGAATGTCATTTCTTCCATGTCATATCCTTTAGATTATTTAGGGCGGTTACAAGCAATTTTAGAGCCGCTTTCTGCCTTTCGACTTTTTTAGGTTCCAAAGCTCCCGTTTGAGCTTGTTATTTTCTTGAGATAACGACAAGATTCTGTCTTGCTGACTATTGATAATCTCGCCAAGCTCACGACCTAAATTCATGTACTTGTTCCGCCAACGGTTTTCGACGTTGTATGTTTCTTGTTCCATGTTTAATGCCTACCCTCCCACCACTGCTTAATTTGTTAATTAGTCAATAATTCCATAAGCGCTTCGATTCCATTCTTCAAGGATCCTTCACGCTCTGTACGTTCGAAGTCTGATCCATCAAGTTTAGTTACATTGTATTCGGTTTCCATGATAAGCACTTCACAACCAAACGCCTCAGCAAGTTTGTCGAGCTCGTTTTTTTGTTTTTCGTAAAACTCAATCGGTAACTGTAGTGCTTTCCAAAGACGGTCGTCAAAAACTGCTTTAAACACTAGGCTTCCTCTGTCCTTGTAACTTTCAAGGAATCCATCTTTTTCAGCACTGTAAAATACGACTCGTTTGTTATTTTCTTTCATGATTATTCTTCCTCGCCTTCGTTGCGTTTCTTAAATCCAAGAGTAAGAGCTGTGATGCCCGCTGCAATAACTACTAGACCTAAAGTGCTAGCAATTCCTTCTTTTTCACCAGTAACTGGAAGAGTACCACCGTAAACGGGTGTATTTACCCCCTCTTTTGGCTCGGAATCGAGCTTGTAAGACACTGTGGCAGATTGTGCCACTTTTTCTTTTGGAGCGTCTACGGGCTTGTTAGGCACCTCTTTAGGTGTGTTAGGTTTTTCTGGTGTAGGTTTAGTTGGTTCTTCTGGAATATCAATGATAAGCTCTGGGATTTCAACAACTGGTGGATCAAGTGGCACTACTCCACCGTCGAACTCAGGTTTTTCGTGTACTTCTGGAATACCAGGGATGTCGCCGTTAAATTCTGGTTTCTCATGCACTTCTGGGATGCCTGGGATACCGCCTTGGAACTCTGGAATTTCCACTGTAGGAGGGTCGAGCGGAACGATACCACCGTTAAACTCTGGTGTTTCGTCCGTTGGTGTTTCAACTGGTGTAGCTGAAATGTTTTCGTATTTGTCGACTTTAACAGTTGGTGCTGCTGGTTCTTCGATAGTTGGTGCTACAGGTTCGACTGGTTTGACTGGAAGTGTTGACACTGGAATTGTTGAGTTGATAGCGAACCATTGCCAAACACGGCCATCATTTCCGAAGTGGAAACTCATTTTTCCATCTTTGGTAAGCCCAACGATGCCGCCCTTGTAAAAGTTAGGGCTGTCAAAGTTGTCCCACTCACCGATAACACCTTCATCGTTTGAGCTATCAGCGTATGCTTTATTCCCTTCGTGGTTTACGATTGTTGACCCATTGATTGTGATAAAGCCTGCTTCGTTTGAAACATACTCAATCTTGTCATCGTAGAGTTCGCCTTTGCCACGGTTAAGAGAATTGAACCCAAACAAAGCGTCTTTTGTAAGTGTGATTAGCTGCTTGTTAGCGTCGTAGAAACGGACGTTAGTAGCTACGTCAATAGCTTTGCTGAAATTCATGAGACCGATTGTAATTGTTGGGTCATTGTACAAAATCGCATACGTGTCAACGTCTGGTGTGTAGTCGTATTCTACGGCTGCAATCTTTTGACCATTGTAGGTGCTGTTTTCAAGCCCTTCATAGCGTACTGTTGTAGTTTCGCCAGCTTTTAGGGCTACATAAGTACCACCGTTGATAAACTCGCTATCTGGATTGAGAACAGTGTTAACCAAATAATCTTTGTCCCCCACTTCCGCAGCTTTAGCAGCGTCTTGCACTTCCTTTTCATCAACCACGTTGCCTTTTACGACTTCATGAGTTGCGTTTGGTTCGCTGGCATTGTTGTATACCAAATCTTGCTCAGCAACCTCTGAAAGATTCCCTTCTTTCTTGGTGTTTTCTTCCGCTTCCGCCATGTTCTTTTCGTAAGCAGCCTTGTCTTCAACGTATTTAGCTTTGTCAGATTCATATTTAGCTTGAGCGTCTGCATAAGCTTGTTTGTCTGCAGTGTATTGGCTAACCACTGAATTAATTTCGTTAGCTTTTTCATTCATTGCTGCTTGTGCCTGATTTTGAGTAAGGTTGTTAACTGTATTACCAGTTTCGACATTTACACCGGCAGCCTTAGCATTATCAACTGCTGCAGTAAGCTGTTCAGTTTGTTGAATTGGTGTTACTGTGATTTTCCCAGCTACTTCTGTGTAAACATTGCTAGTTGATTGTGCTTCGTCAGCGTGAACTACTGCACCACCGAGGAACGCTGTGGCTAACGCAATTGCTGAAAGTGTTGTAATTTTAGATGTTTTCATGGTATACTCCTTGTATAGATGTTTTTCTTGCACAGGCCCTTACCTGTGCTTTTTTTAGTGCTCTCAACGTGCACCCATAGCCCCACCGTAGAATATTTCAATGTTTTATTAGACTTTTTGGGGAAGATAGGAAAAAGATTTATTTAGTAAAGTTTTTTTGGGGAAAATTATGGGTATAAGTTACACTCCACGGCAGGGCCATGGCTGCACGCTGAAATATTGACGTTATTTGCTATATTTCTGCTTGAGTCGTTCTTGTTTCTCCTCTGGGGTTTCAACCCATTCAAAGAACGGCTCCGGTTGCTTGGGTTTCTTCTTGGGAAAAAGTTTTCTTAGTAGCTTCATGAGTTACCCCACCAATTGATCTAATGGCAATCCGTGGTCAGCGTTGAATCGCTCAGTTTTAGCTGTGTAAGATTCCCATTGTGGAACTACGTAAGTTTCAGTTTCTTGTTTCTTGTTTGACCAAATCCATCCGAATAGTTTTTTCATGTTTTTTACCTCTCTTATTCTTCTAACTACTACTGTATTGTTATCGGTTAGTAGTTATTATTCCTTAGTGTGCGTAGCACCATATTGTTATTAGTTGGTGCGTGGCAACGCCATATTATTATTACTTAGTCTTTATTATTTATTAGTTATTATTAGTGTCGGATTCTTCAACTTTTGAACTTTTCAACTTT